CGGTTTTCCAGTTGTCTCATCTATGCTCTCAGGTGTCAGACTCTGGAAGATGGCGTCACCTTTCTCTTCAGTTGTAGTTTTGGCCCTTGCCATTCCAAGTGCCGACCTAGCGGTATCCTCGCTTTCGCCATACCCACCATATTTACGAAGAGTTTCTTTTTCTGCTAATGCTTTTGTTCGCTTGTACTTTTCTTGTTCTTCGGGGGTGCCGGTCGCCATGGCTTCGAATGCATCATTCAGCCTAGAAAACTCAGTTTCTAATCTCTCACCGCCGATGTCTCTTGTCTCGCCTGTTTCATTCCCCTCGGCGTCAACAACACGCTCGACAGCCCCTTCTGGAACAACATACGACCGTTCTAAATCGGCCGCTCCTTCGCCCTCATAATCTCCTTCCCGCTTGCCTTTCAACTTCGGGTCAATCTGAGCCATAACTTCCCGTGTTAAACCACTATAGAAGTCTTTAATTTGGGCCGCTTCACGGGCTTTTGCTTCCGCCTCGGCCTGTTGTTGCTCCATCCGCATTCTTGATTCTTTAAGTGCGGCTTTCTTTCTAGCCCTTGCAGCCAAAAAAGCACCCTTAAGAATTCGGGTGAAGTAATTGCTTTCCATAAAACTATCAAGAGCATCCAATGGAATCTTAATAGTTTCATTTACAATCTCACCCATCATTGAGGGCATATTCTCTTCTATATCATCAACTGCTTTTTGAGTGTTTGCTAGGGCCTTCTTTAAGAATTTCCGTTCTTCCACCCCTGCGTGTTCAATTGCTTCTGCAAATCCTTCTAGTCTACCTTGTGCAATTTGAACAGATAGTCGGCTGCCCTCTTGGGCCTCCCGAACTATGTCCTTCATACCTTTTGCTAATTCAATAGCATTATTGTCTGCTCTAAACCCTTCTGCTTTTGCTCTTTTCTTGTAATCTTCAACAATACCTTTAACAGCAGATTCAGTAGCCTTAAGATGAATTTCAGCCAAGACCGCAACACGGTCTGTGCCTTTGTATGCCTGTATCATCGCCTGCTTGTTAGTATTTAATGCTACAACAAGGTCATTTTGGCCTACAGAATTGGCGGCCAATTCTGCGGAGAGTTTCTCCTCGGACTTGGAACGCTTGGCTGGGTCAGGTTTGATAAAATCATCTGAAGCCATATATTTTGAAGTCTGTTATCTTCTTGCTTTTGCTGATGCGGCCCTCATCTCGGCCTGCTCTTTCTTGGCTCTTTTATTTTCTTCTTTCACATGTTCGGAAACCAGATAACAATAAATTGTTCGTTCCCAAGGTAACATACCTTCCAATTCCCAAAGACTATACCCATGATGTTGAATTAATTGGAAGTTTGTATTTAAATGATTAGTCAAGGTGTCGTGGCAGAGGGCGACTTGAAAAAATCCTGCAAGCCTCTCAGAGTAACAGTTTCTTCCTCCTTCGTACATGGGTTAAGATAAGTGACTTCCTTTTCTAAGTGCGGCATAGTTTCAAAGAAACTAGTAATCTTAGCAAATTGGTCTTGAGTAAGACTATCAATAAACTCTGTTAATTGGGCATCAGTATAATCTTTTGCGGAAAAGATTTCCTCTCCTTGATATACATGGTCCAAACAATTAGAAATTACATTAAATGCAACCTCTGGGTCATCCGCTTGCGATTGACTCACACTATCAGTATTAGATAGAGATGGATAATTCATATGACATCCAACCTCTGGTGAAGTTCTTGATTTCTCTACAAGAATAATTTTGTTAGAATGCTTCTTGTCCGTTACCACATCTACAGTGTCAAGGTCAACTTCTAATGTAACATCGACAGTACATCCTTCAGGTTGAATGACAGGTTTAGCGGGTTCGCTTACAGACTTAGTACGCAACTTAAGGAAGATGTATTCCAAATCAAACAGAGGTGATTCATCTACATCAAAATCCTCAGTCTCTACGCAATTAACAATAATCTGTCTAAGTGCTGATAGCATATTCTTTTCTTCTTTTGATTCTACGGCAACCAAAAGGATTTTCTCTTCTTTAACTAGAAATGGTCTGAATTTAATCTTTTTACCATTTGAGGGAAGAGTCAACTCATACGATGGAGTTGTAATTAGGGGTAGGTTTGTAGCCATTATGATTTCTCCTTGTCAATTCACTTTCACTACGGTAGTATACTTACTACTTTAAACGATATTATATGTATACACATTCTAAGAAGGTTCTTGTGCTTGTGCTTGGTCTTCTGCACCTATTGTTTGAAGATTTACAAATTTTCTATAGTTGAATCCAACAGATATTTTAACATGTGGGTCATCTCCACCCTGTGACAATTCCGTAGACTCTATACCATTAGGATAAACCTCATAAAACTTTACAGCATATCTTAAATTATTTTGTAAATCATACATTCTAACAGTTGCATCACAAATATATGAACTATAGTAATTAACATTATTGGTGATTGGATTAACCATACTATCTAACCATGATGTGAATATTTGTCTTTCGTACATGTCATTACCGCAGAAGAATTCCATCTTTAATTCTTCACCGTATGTTTGACTGCTTGCAATTTTACGACCAGGCCCATAAGTTCGAATATCATTAAATTCAAAACCACGGCCTGGGAGAGTGACTCCTTGACACATTGTGCTGAGGCGTTCATTGTCTATACCTGCTCTACCAAACATGACAGTCCATCTATGGTTTCGCATGAATCCATATTTTGAAATTTTACCAATAAAGTCACTGATATTCATTTAGTTTTCTCCTGCTGTCATTCCAAATAGAGGCTCTTGACTTTCGAATGAATTTTTCTGTTGGTAAAAACAAAGAGGCAAACCATTCACTTGGTTTAATTTTAATGACCTTACTTCTAATTCTGTCATACGAATATGTCCTATAGCAAACCCTTCCGTATCTGTATTTAGACATATCACGAATCATGCTGTTCTTTACTCGTATACGAGTCATTTCATTCATTTGTTTATTAGTCGTCAATAGCATTAGGTTAGAAAAAAAGATTGCTCTGTATTTATGAGGCAAATAGTGAAGATTTAACCCTCTGATATAATTATTATTAACTTCTGTTACAATCATAAGAGGATATTCATCGTAATATTCTAGTTCATTCCTTCCTTCAGGAATATATCGAAACATGTACATATCACCTCTTCGAAGGTTTGAAACTTGCCCTCTGCCTCTAAAAATCCTTTGTGTAGTGCCTTTGTGTGGAAAGGTATCTCTCAATCGGTCTATTGATTTTCTATACCATTCGATGGCCGATTCGCCCGTGGTTGGCAACCCTTGTTTTTTCATCAATTCCGTGAGTTGTTGAATTGGGTCAGCCATTATTTCAGTTCCTTGTCGGTGATGATTTTAAATTTCCATCCTTTTTTATCGCAATAATTAGAGGCCGCTTCCCATTTAGAAGAGTTGATGCCCCATGTGGTGGCCTCACGAAGATACCTTCTTGCTTGTTTTGTTCGTTTATCGACACCATTAAGGTTCATTTTCTTTGGTGGTTTACAATATCTAAATGGTTTGACTTCAATTAAAACTGTTTCCTCATTGCCATTCTTTGTTTTCAATTTAACTAGAAAATCAACAAAGTATCTATGCCATCTATTATCGACAGGTGATATATATGGAACGATGACTTCTTCGGAGTTCCACCAAATAACACTTTCGTTATTATCGCAAAACACCATAAACCTTCGTTCAAGGAGGCTTCGATAAACTATGTTACGAACATCACCACGATACTTTCGTTTGTTCTTGGGACGATATTTGCCTTTATATGCCATACATAGATATATAGTTAACCAATAGAGGAAACACATGCCACAATCAACCAATCGAGGTCGTTTAAGAAACGATAATATAGACAAAGTATTTCAAAAACTAGAAGGTGGTAATAAACCTGCTAGTGGGGTGGGTCAGTTCGATTGGCATTATCCATACGAATTAACCAGTGCAGAATCACAACACTTTATTTTGTTTACCTGTTACGCAGAAGGCCCTGCATCATTTGAAACTAAAATTATCAAAAAGAAAAAAGGAAGAGGTGGTAGTTTAGCAGACACCATGTCCAGTTCATTTGGTGGAGGTGGAGCAGCCGGTATAGTTGGTGGGATTCTTGGTGGAGGTGGTAGTAATGAAGACATTGTTACTTCGGGTGAAACAAGAATGGGTGCAAAAAGAGATTTACAACCGCAAGAATCTATTGCACTATACATGACACCACAAGTTGCATATCAACAAAAAATTGACTGGGAAATGACTGAAACCCAAAAAGGTGGCTGGGGTGGATGGTTAGGTGACTTCCTTGCAGGCTTTGGCCAAGGCTTTATGGATAAATTCACAGCAGGTGGTGAAAATAATAGACTAGCGGCCAATGGTGAAGCAAAGAATCCAAATAAAGAAACACTTTTTAAAGAGATGTCAGAACGAGGTTTCTCATTCGATTTTACATTTGTCCCAAAGAGCGAAGAAGAAACAGAAGCAGTACATCAAATCATTCGAATCTTTAGATATAATTCTGCCCCAAAACTACAAAGTCGTAGATACTTTGACTCGCCTGGTGAATTTGAAATTAAGTTTTTCAGTGGCGGCAAGGAAAACCCATACATGCCTAAACTCCGAAGATTGGTCTGCACAAGCGTAGACTATAAATATGGTGGTAGTGAAGTTTTCCGAGCATTTGATGACGGGGCGCCAGCAGAAGTTAGCATGAGCCTTTCATTCCAAGAAGTCGAACAACTTCACAAGGAACATATTACTTACGGATTCTAATCATGAGTTATTTCAAAAACTTTCCATCTATTTATTATGACCTTAATCGTGATGAAAAATATAAACTGGCCACCGACATTCTTAGGCGAGTTACATTTAATCAATCTTCAAAAAATGTAGATTCCATTTATGTGAAATACGATATCAAAGAAGGTGAAACCCCCGAAGAAATCGCATACAATCTATATGATAACCATACTCTTTATTGGGTGATTCTTCTTTTTAATGATATCATCAACAAGAACAAACAATGGCCTATGAATTCTGAAACAATGGATGCTTATATTGCAGACAAATATCCAGGCACTGCTTATTATATTACTTTTGATAGCACTACTCTAGACCAAGACTTAATTAAAAGGTCAAGTGGTGCATGTGCAACAGACACAAACGATGTATATCGAACTGGTATACACACCGTCAAAAAAGGATTTGTTGTAACCAATGCTGATGAATCTAAAGTTGCAACCGTTTACAAATGGGACTCATCATATAAAAGATTCGTAATCACTTCAATGACAAAAGGTGCTGACTTCGTAAAAGATGAAACTCTCTATATTAAAGATGAAAATTCTATTTTGGTCAAAGCAATCGCTACATTATGGAGAGTGTCCAAGTATTCTGAAACTGTTAACAAATTCATTGATGATAATAAGAACCAATTGAATCAATTAGGTTCATACGATGATGCAGGCGTTCAACTTGGTACAGAACTTCAAAGAACTGCTGACACGGCCTCAGCACAGGGTGGAGCATGTGAAGCAGTCATAATTCATAAACTTCTTCCTTTTGAAAAAACTGTACTTGGTGCTTATATGGAAGTAAGTGGTATGTCAAGTGAAACCTTACAGTGGGTTACCAACTACGAAGCAGAGCAACAAATCAACGATGATAAAAGGTCTATCAATTTATTAAGACCCGAAGTAATCGTAGATGTAATAACACAATTTGAAGAACTGATATCATTATGAGTAGTGAACCATTCACAACACAATCAAGTAAATCGTTTGATGTCCAAGATGTTGAAATTGAAACCTATAATGGTAGAACTATCAAACTCAATAAAATGTGGCAGCAATTTGATATCTACGAGGATTTATTCAATAACTGTCTAACAGGGCAACTCTTAATTAGGGACCATCAGAACTTAGTTTTAAATGGCCCGTTCTGTGGTAGAGAAAAACTAACCATCAAATTTAAGACGCCTGGCCGGGACATCATCACCAAAAAGTTTTATGTTTACAAACTTGGTCCAAGAACACCAGAAACAAATGAAAACACTGTTCTTTATACTCTTAGTTTTGTTTCTGAAAATTTCATTACTAGTCAACAAACAAAAATCAGTCAGTTTTATGAAGGCACAATTGATGAAATCGTAGGCAAAATATCTAAAGACCATTTAAATATAAACCCATCAGATTTAACAGCAACCAAATGCTTACATAAACAAAAGTTTATCATTCCTTACTGGTCACCCCTTTCAGCAATTAACTGGTTGACATCTAGAGCAGTAGATTCAGAAAACCCAGACAATTGTAACTTCATATTCTATGAAACTATAGACGGATATAATCTTAGGCCATTAAGTTGGCTTATGAAACAACCACCAACATCCGCACCTGATTCTTTTCTTGAATCATTATCGAGAAGCGTAGTGACTTTCTTCGGGGCAAACAAAAAAGGCAAATATAGTGATTTCGCATATTTTCCCAAAAAGGATAGAGCAGAAGAAAGAGACAAAGAAAGAGAATTTAAAAATATGGAGAAGTTTATTCTCCAACACCAATTCAATACAATGGAAAAAATTGACAGTGGAATGTATGCTTCACATATATTAACCCATGATATTGTTAGAAAAAAATATGAACACCACAAATATGATTACAATAAAGAATTTGGTAAGAATGATACCCTAGAAGATAATCCATTGGTTGCTAAAGGTAGTGATAAATTAAGCAAACATGAATGGGGCCACTATAAATTTTATCCAAAGCATAAACTTTTACATGACAAAAATAATGACAACGACAAAATCCAAACTTGGGCATTAAAACGAAATTCACAAATGCAACAAGCCGAAGCAGTTAGATTTAATTTCACAGTCCCCGGCGACAGTGAAAGAAGAGTGGGGCAGGTCGTTAGTGTTACCATTCCTAATTTCCTTTCTCCGAGTATGCCTGGCCAAAACTGGTATGATAAATACCTTGTAGGAAATTACCTTATTAGTTCAATTCGACACAGAATAAACAAAGAGAACTATGAGATGAGAATTGAAGTTATTAGAGATTCTTTACCACAACCCTTACCAGATGTAATGGGTCCAATAGAGGGTGTTATGCAAACAATGGAGGATTTTTTCAAAAATCCTAGTAGCGGTCCCTAAACTATAAAATATTTACGATAGGAGAGATATTATGCCTTTAGATTTCAATGAGTATGATGATAAGTTCCAACCTGTTTCCGAAAAGATTAGAAGTTTAAAAATGAGTAAGGCTGAGTTGGAAGAATGGCAGAATTGGGCAGAAGAGTGGATAAAGGATTCCGAATGTACAAATACAAAGCAAGACTCCTCCGAGTCGTAGACGGAGATACAATTGACTGCATTCTTGATTTGGGTTTTGATGTCTCGATTAAAGAGCGAGTCCGACTCAAAGGAATCAACACCCCTGAAGTCAGAACCAAAGACCTCAACGAAAAAAGACTTGGACTTGAAGCCAAAAAGTTCGTAGAAGATATGTTTCAAGACAAAGGTAACGATGTCATTATTGAAACTGAATATCGGCGAGGGAAGTATGGTAGAACTATTGGAACTATTACATTCCAAGATGATACCGTGTTAAATGAAATGCTGATTACAGAAGGTCATGCAGTAAAAGTTAACTATTAATACTACTGTGTAGATACTTACAAATATAGTAAGAATCAACTATATCACTAACAGGACTTTTAATAGAATTTGAATCGGGGGTTAACACTGAATGAAGGTTGACTCCCGTTTCATTTACAAATGCATGGTGCATATCTTCTTTCTTAGCATTACCACGACCTGATGCAAACTTCTTAACCATTGCAGGTGGAACAGTTTCAAATGGTATATCATATCGCCACATTTTCCACTTAAGAATACCCGTGTTCTCTCCAATATGAAATACTTTGCCCCTAGCACTAAAGGCATAATCTTCCAAGCAAGCACTTCCACATTCTCTTATGATGTCTAAACACCATTGAGATATTTGGTCATACCTTTGAGATTCGTCTGTATATTCTTTAAAGGGAGTTCCGTGAATATTCTTTAGAAATGTTCCTTCTCTCTTCTTTACATGTGTAAGGTAATAGAAATTGCAATCTTTATATGTGAATCTCTTATTTCCATTGAACACACATATTGCAGGACCTCGTAAACTATAATCTATGCCAGCGAGTTTCATAATATAATCTCCTAGTAGTATTTATACTAGTTGGAGGAGGAATCGTCCGAGAGACAATCCGACAACAAAACCAAGGATAATAATAGAAGCAGTTGCAACCCGTTCTCCCACACTACCTTCCATCCTCATTAACCGTATCAATCGTTCTAATCTCATTTTTTAATATCTCCGTATCAATCCAATTTAAATAATTAGAAATTACAGCGGCCGAACATTCACTTATTGTTCTTTGACCATTATACAGTTGCACAACACTATAACTGCTAATAATTCCTATAACATACTCCGCATCTCCATACTTTACAAACACTCCACCCCCACTATCTCCCGGCATAACAGATGCCGGTCTTGGAATAAATTTCATATAATTTGGTTCAGTCATTACTCTTCCAAAAAATTTAAACACACCATGTTTGCTATATTTCTTATAGCCCATAGAGTAACCTACTGTTGTGATGTGTTCATATCTTTCTATCCATTCTATACATCCAATTGTAGCAGGCTCATAAACAGAATCACATTCTAGAAATATTAAACCAACATCGTTGATTATCCGCCCAGACGAATCGCTGTAACGGGGATGTAGCACTATATCTTTGACCATTATCTCTTCTTGACCTATGACCACAGAAAAGATATCATCGTCATCGATACAATGACCTGCCGTTAGAACTACATCTGGGCGGATAAGAATTCCGCTACCAACAAGAGAACCACTAAAACGATGTAAACTACACACAGAAGGATATGGGTCGTTTTCAGTAGTTGTTCGAATAAACCATTCATCAAACAGATTGAACGGTTTTATTTCTTCTGTATTTTTATCTGGTTGTGCAACTTGGGGAGGCATCGATAGAGATGCAGTACAACCCAAAAGACATAGCGAAGATGCTAAAAGATAAGCGACAAGCCTCTTCATATCTTTATTTATGCCAGAATTAAATTTAATTAGGCATAAAAGCCATATTTATTTTATTTAATAGAAGCCACAAGAATATCACCAAGCAGACCTTCTGGGAAGGCACCATCGCCTTTTGTGAGGGCTACGGACTCAGGCCTAAAATATTCAAAATGATAATCAGAATTGATGGACTTAATTTTTTCTTCAATGTCAAGATAACCAAATTTAAATTCGGGATTG